TTCTTACTTCGACCTTGTCCAACCTTACCAACACCACACCCGCAGTCCTGACACTGGAATCAATGTTTATTCCTTTGCTTTGAGACCAGAGGAACATCAACCCTCAGGTACGTGCAACTTCTCCCGCATTGATAACGCTGTTCTTCAACTCGTTCTCTCTGCTGCCACAGTTGCCGGAACTGCTACTGCCAAAGTCCGTGTGTACGCTGTTAACTATAACGTCCTTCGCGTGATGAGTGGTATGGCTGGTGTTGCTTACTCCAATTAAGCAGTCAGTTTTGTGCTTATTTTATATATTTATATATTAGAATTAACTAAGTAATTTATTGCTTTTGATTTTAAAAAGCAATAAGTAAGTAATGTCATTAATTAACGAATGATTTTGTGACTGTTTTGGATAATATATGAAACTGTTAGGTTTTACACAAAAAGTAAATACAAAAAAATATTTTGTCCAATAAAAAGACTATAAATGTTTGTTCCGCAACTTGGCGGAGCAAAAAAATGGGCGCAGTTGTCATAACAAAGATACTATTTATATTAACAACTGAGTAATATATAAGTAAAATCATTTTCTTGGAAATAATGATAAATGTATATATATTTCATTTAATAGTTTGAATAAATTGAAATTTTTATCAAATACATTGAATCTTATAAATCTACAGCCTAATTTATTTGTTATAAAATTACTTCTTATTTCATCATCTAATTTATTTTTACTATTATTATGTTGTAATTCATCACATTCTATTGCTAATAAATATTCTGGAAAATATAAATCAATCATATATTTATCAATTCTATATTGAGGCATCAACAAATTGCCATCAAAAGTTGTAATTATACATTTCATAATATCGGTTTCGATACAACAATAATATTTTGTTTTTTTATCTAAATTTATTAGATTTGAAAAATCTATAGATTCTATTTTCCTACTTTTTAGCACTATTTTGCGTAATCCTTCAAAAGTAATATATGTTATTTTTTGATCACCTCCATTTGTTTTTTTAGATATTTTTATTTTTTCATTATCATCTAATATTCTCATAATAGAACGTATATTTCCAAAATTCAATATTTTACTTATATCATTTGAGTTATATATTGTAAAAGGTTGATTATCATTTATAATTATATCACAATCATAACTATTTTTTATAATTGTAGATATTCTAGTTTCTTCTTCAAAAGTTGTCATTGATATTTTATTATCAAAATATATTAATATTTTTGAATCATTTTTATGATAAACAACAAATCAAAAAATATATAACAAAAACCAACAAACCCTAGTTTTTGTTATATACGTGCACAGAGTGGGATTCGAACCCACGAAACTGTTGTACTGGGTCTTAAGTCCAGCGCCTTTGACCACTCGGCAATCCGTGCATAAAAAGCCTTAACTGAGAATCGAACTCAGGACCTCCAGTTTACAAGACTGGTGCTCTACCGCTAAGCTATTAAGGCAGACAAAATGCTCATACCGAGGATTGAACTCGGGTTTCCAACTTATAAGGATGGCGTCATAACCACTAAACTATACGAGCATTTCTAGCGGGTTTTCCATCAAACTCGCCACTATTCAATAGTGCGTTTTCTTTATATTGATTTATTATATATTTTTCAGTAAAAATAAAATTTTATAATAATTGCTCAAAAATAAATATAAAAACCTATTGCTACAAAAATCAACAATGGATTATTCAAATATAAATACACAGAACGATTTACTTTTAACCAATTTAATGGATTTTTATAAAAACAAGGAGAACCTAGATAAAATGATCCATATAATTAATGGAGAATCAAATATTTCTTTAAGAATAGTGGATTGGTTTGTCACCAATTTTGCGAAAAAGTATTATACTGTTTATGAAATTCCTATAGCCAATAAAAATGAGAACCAGCGTTTCAAAGTCTATAACGATTATAAACTTAAACTCAAAGCATATTCAAAACGCAAGCTTGATCCATTCTGTCGATGGGAACGAATATCTATACCATATGAAGGCGAAAAATATATGGAAACCACTATTGGACAATTGAATTTTTTCAAATGGGCTATAGAAAATCAAATTATAGAATATATACAACAGCATTATGAAGATATAGAAAAAGATATGAATGAACGGAATAGTACATCGCGTAGAAAAGATTCGTCTACTTCATCAAATGAATCAATTGATAATACAAAGACACGTAAAAAACGCGAAGAATTATCTGTATCGGCTTGTAAATGCATTAAAAAGGAAATGGTAAAAATTGTTGTCAAGTTCAATTAGTAGGAGGGTAAATAAAATAAAACAAAAAGATAAGATACTAATAATAATACAAATAATTTGCAGATAATCCAATTGCAAAGAGGGCCTTGGCAATACAGTCAAGAATATTGGTTAAAATTGTTTTCCATTTCAAGTCAATTTGAAATATAATGCCATACATAATCCATAAAATAAAATACACACTAAAAATGAGGCAATTCGTATTATTTCTTCGTCCGTCAATAAATTCCTTATAAATCAAATAAAACATCAAGAAAAAAGGAATGAATCCGAAAAACATTGCATAATTCATCGATAAATTCCCCGTTTCACCGAGAACCCCAAACAGCAACATTAACCAATCAAGGCCAACAACTTTCCATAAAATACCCGTTTTTGCATCTATTTTCAAATTAAACGCTAAAATCAAACAAAGAGCTACCAACATAAGAGCAGTAGTAATAGACCATCCTAAATATCTTAATACATTGATATGGCTACTATTAAAATAAGGAATAAAACTGGCTACCAATTCGGGTTTTACTATAATAGTATTAAATAACAAATACATCGAGCTTGCAATAATGGTTATTCCCATTTCTAAAAAGAGAATGGTTCTCAGTTTTGGAATAGTAATAAAAAAACTAGTAATCAATGTAATAAAGAATGCTAAAATGAGAATAAATCCAGTGATTGAAAAGGATTTTTCGAAAATACCGTTTTTATTATATAATTCTTTTTTTCTGTTTTTTTCAATGAGGTTATCATTGGTATCCATAATTATATTGATTTCTATATATTATAGAAAACAATATAAAATTCTTTGAAAATATATTCATAAATGGAATCAAAAAAAATCGTAAAATATATTATTGCTAATGTAAAAGTTCCCATTTCCGTATTTGATGATCAATCTTATGAATATTTGAAAAATCAATGTATAACGGATTTTGAAGAAATAGATACTCTCCCGGATTTTCCATCACACAAAATAAATCTACAAGAAAAAATCAAACAGATATTTACATTAGTAGAGAACCTAGAAACTCCCGTAATAAAAACGGATGAAAACTCTGAAACAGAAAACCCATTGCAAAATGAAATCTTAACAGAAAAACTGCCGCAGAAAGTATCAAAAGAAGAAATCCAACATTTTAAAAAACGGCCGAAACAAAATCAAACATTCAAAAATCGACAAAGAGGTTCTCCGCAACAACCAAAAAATCATAGATATTCTATTAAACAAAAACCTAATGTAGAAATCGTTGCCTCTGATTTGGTTCAACAATTAATGGAGAAGGAAGTATAACGGGTAATTTATCAATAATGGATACACTCTGCAATTTGTTTATTTCCGGAACAACAGCAGGTTGCGGTGAAACTAAATTAGTAGAACCAATTCCAAGAAGTGAAGATTCAATATCACAAAAATTCTCGGACAATTTCATTGGACCCATTTTTGCACCAATCAACCCATCGCCTGGAAAATAGGTAGTTGGTGGGGCTGCATAAGATGAATATGGCAAATAATCTGCCTGTTGTTTCAAAGACCATTGTTCAGCTTGATAATTTCCTGGTGTATTTTTATTTCTAGTTGAACTCATTGCTATATATATATTTAAATATATTAAAAAATATATATAAAATTTATCTCTAAATAATAAATGAGAGTAAATTATATCCTACCAATTTTTATGCTTTTTCAAATAGGTTCTCTTATAAAAACTGTAAATCTTCAAAATAAAAAGTTGATTACTATATCACCTGGTGGTTTCAAAGGGTTTTATATGTTGGGAGTTTGTTCCTTTATAAAAGAGAATTATCCATTAGACCAATATTATTTTTCAGGTGCATCAGCAGGGGCTTGGAATGCATTATTTATGACATATAAAGGAGAACCGGATAAATTTGTAAGATCTATATTAGATAAATCAGTTCAGGAATTATCTTCTGCGGTTGAAATAAAAACAAAAATAAAAGAAAAAATATTGACATCCTATAATGAAACCGATTTTCATCTGGATAGATTATTGATAAGCGTGTCTTCATTTGAAAAATACAAAATGAAACCAGTTATTTATTCCGACTTTGATAATTTAGAAGATGCAATTAATTGTTGCATAGCAAGTTCACATATTCCATTTGTTACTGGAGGAATAACAAATAAATATCATAATACATATTCATTTGATGGTGGGTTCTCTAAATATCCATTTTCTTCTATACAAAATATAAAACCAGTTCTTCATATTACACCCGATATTTGGAAAAAGCAACAAGAAAAAACATTGTTTCAAAAAATGACTAAATATTGTCAAATTAGAGAATATACAACACTCTTATCACGTGATAAGTATGATTTTGAAGAATTATATGAACAAGGATATTCGGATTCGGAAAAAAACAAATTTATATTGGATTTCTTTTTATCGTCTTAATAATCGTTTTCTCAATTCCATATAATTTATATTCGTTTTATTCAGGTTCTCCTCTTTCTCGAAAAATTCAAACAAAAGAGGATAATAAAAAAAAAGATAATCGTATGCAAACAAGACAGTGACCCCTAATTTTTTATCGGTAGAAAGAAAACAGGCGGCGGCTAGTTCATATATTTCGCTAAATAAAGGATGATGAATTGTTTTATCATAAATATTATCAAAGATGTTAATAATATTTTTGTCATCAAACAACATTTCATCCAATGTTTCTGCGTCTAAACTATCTGCATTTTCAGGGGGTAAAGGATTCATAAAAAAAATATTTCTCAAGACATTTCTGTATTCTGAATTAGTAGAATAGGAAACATTTTTTATTGTATTTTCGAAAAAAGAGACGTCCATTATCTTTACAATTCTAATAATAATAATATGCGAAAAATTCTAAATCCTTTTATACAGAAGAATATTTTTCCAAAATACAAGTAGGGACAAGATCAGTTTTAATAGCGTCTAATTTTTTAAAACATTTATTAATAGTCACTTCACTTACACCACAAATTTGTTTGATATCTGTTTTACTAATATTTAGAAGACAAATTTGTGAGATAAAATAGATAATACCGGCGGCAATAGAAGGTGGAGTATTATCATTGATAATATTATTACTTTCTATTTTAGAGGCAATGAATTTCGCTAAAAGAGTCAATTCGCGATTCATATTCAATCGACTACAAAACCGTTCAATGAAAAGAGTTGGCGTAGTTTTACATAATTGGGTTTGTTCGGATGGTTCCATATTTCTTTCAATATTATTCAAGATGGAAATAGCCATAGAACAACCATTGGTTGCACTTGTTTTATCTAGACGAAATATTTCGGCAATTTCGTGCGCTGTCCGAGGACACCCATTTAATCTACAAGAAATATAAATAGAGGCGGCTTTGATACCATCACGATTTAATCCGCGAAACATTTTTTGTTCGGAAATATCTTTATGAATCGACATTGCGTCATCAATGAATATTTTAGGAATACCGGAATTTTGTGCCATAACCGTGATGAATTGGAATTCTTCGTATAGTGATTTTTCACGGTGAGGCATACATTGCCATTCAGTCCATTTTCTGATTTTCTTCATTTCATAGGATGATTTATTATTACAGAGAACTTTACAACCGAAAGAGGATTCTATCAAAAGGGGGTTGATTGGATTTCCACAACGGGTTGGATCAGAGGAATGTTTATCATCTGCACCGTAGAATTTCCATTCTGGTGAATAATCGAGTGTTTTTTTATATATAATTCCGCAAGAGGAACTTGTGCAAGTAGGGAAACCGTCTTCAGTGATAATAAGAATGGAATTACATAGATAACAAAGGCCGATTTCTTTTTCCTTTTCTTTTTCTAAATGTGGCGTAAAATCACATTCAATCATATCGGCATTTGTTTCTAGAACCGGTTTGTTTTTATTTTTTTTTAAATCCGTATCGAAAATATTCCATAGTGCGGATTTTTCTTGTTGAGATAGTTGTTTTTTATTTTTTTTTGTTTTTGTGATTGATTTTTTAAGATTTTGCGTATTTGGTTGAAGCGAATCTACAGTTGATTGTATTTGATATTGAGATTCAATCATATATTGAAGTATGTATATTTATTTGGTATTATATTTAAACGAAATTTTAATATCAATTTTATGTATTTTTAACAGGCGAAATTATATTTACATATTTTTATATGTAAATATATATAAAGGTAACAAAAATGAGTGCATTATTTAAAAAAGGTTTTGACTTATTAAAAAAAAATAAAGATAAAATTAGTTCAGCAGTAAAAAAAGGTACGGAATTAGCAGAAAAAGGCTCAGAAATTGTAGAAGAAAATAAAGATGCAATTAATGGATTAACAGATATGGCACAAAACCATTTAGATAATTCCGCAACAAATGGAGAAAGTATTCCATTAGGAGATTTGACAAAAGGATTATCACAAAGTCCATTAGGAGATTTGACAAAAGGATTACCAGCCAGTTTTAATCCAGAAAAAGCTTTGGGTTCTTTAAAATCAGCTGCTGAATCAGCGAAACAAATGTTTTCACCACAATCAAATAATAACGTAGATACAATGGCAGCAAGTATAGCTTCTGGAGAAAAATTAGTTGATTTATTAAAAAAAGATTTAGACAATACAAATTTAGGTATAAAACCAAACAGATATGGAGGACCAGCTGGACCCAAATTTTATGATATCATAGGAGATGATCTGAAAAAATTATTGATGGAAAATGAACAAAAAAATTTCAAAGAAATCAATAATGTGTTAGTAAATTATATTATAAATGAGGGGATCAATTTTGCTAAAGCGGATGAATATATACTAAAAAAATTCGTAGGTTCTCTATTAAAAAACAATGAAAAATTGTTCAAAGATATTTTAACAGAAACAATTCAAGAAACATTAGCTGGTAAAGAAAATGGAAAGGCTATTTTAGAAATTTTCAAGAAAAAATTATGTAGTGATTTGACTTTAGTGAAACATAATAATACCCAACTAGGAGGAACAGAACCATTGCCATTAACAAAAGAAGAAAGAGAAAAAATATTCGCATTATTCGCAATCTATTTAAGACCACATTACGTTGGCTTATTAACAAATCAGAAAGTATTAAATGAAGCAATAATACCAGGAATAAAACAAAGTTTGAGAACCAAAGAAGGTGAAAGAAAAATACAAGAAGTTTTAATACCAAAAATGGTAGAATTTATAAATTTAAATTTCAAAGATTTGATTAACAATCATAATGATGATATAATCAAACAAATTTTATTAATGGTATTGAATTCTACTTGCACATATAATAGAGAACTAGGAGAAAATAGAATAAAAGTTTCGCCCGCAATAGAAGAGGCTTTTATAAACGCAATTGAGAATAGTATGAATGCAGCACGTTCTGATGAGAATTCTGTTAATTTGAGTCCAGCATTATTTGCTGATAATATATTCAAAAATATAGTAAATGATTTAATGTATCAATCGATAAAAACGAAAGGCGGAAAAGCTAAAAAAACACAGAAAAAACACAAAAAAACCGTTAAAAAAAATAGAAAAACAAACAGAAAATCAAAAATTCTGAAACCTAAAAATTAAATGAAACCTTTTTCTCTAATTTTTCAAATAAATCCGTATTATATATCAATTTTCCAGTAGGTTTATATTGATCAATATTATTGTATTGTTTTTGTTGTTTTTGTGCGACAGAATTATTTTTATCATTGAACATTTGAGAATTCGGATTATCATCCCTTTTCATTTCTTCATCAACTTTGTCTACAATATTACCTTTCTCATCGACAATAATACCTCGTTTTTTCTTCAATTCGTTACGAACATAACTAGGAACCCAATTCAACCAACTAATAAAAAGAGAATTCGGGTGTAAATATCGAATATGAAAACCATTATCTTCTAATTTTGAAATTATATAGGCTATACAATCTCCCTGATCATATAAAGGTTCTCCAAAA